TTACGTTTGCAGATGTGATAGAACCAGAGATTGGTGCTCCACCTACAACAGTTGAGCCAGAGAAAGCTGGTATAACACCAGTCGATACTGTGATTACTCCTCCTGAAAGAGTTGTTCCAGCTGCAACAGATGCAGAAAGTAGGGATTGGAAACCTACGAATTGTCCGTTTACATTTGTACCTGCCCAAATAGATTGTTCAGTTGCTTCTGCAACTTTACCACCTACATAAGAGATTAGATAATCGTTGAATGATGCAGGGATAGAATCAAATGCACTAAATCCTAATTGTAGAGCTTCCCAGCTATCTACGAATTCTTGCTTACATAGTGATAAGTTAACCTGTAATTCTTTTGGTTGTAAAATTCTTTCAGATAATGATACTGAACCTGAAGTTACGAAATCGCAAGATGCGTCTTGTACGATACCTGATACGTCTAACTTTTGGATTACCTCTTTGAATTTCACATTAGGGTGAATCTCAATGTATTTGTTATCCAAAGTTTTTGCACTTAACAACGCTGCTGCGATGTACTGGCCTGCAAATTCACCTGCGTAAGTTGAGGTGATTGAAGGTTGGCCAGTTGTGAAATTTTGTTTTGCTTTCATTTTTTTAATTTAATGATTTTTAATAATTTATTTATATAATTTTGATAAGAATGAATCTTGTGTATTCATTGATTTCTTACCATAGTTTTTTCTGTTTAATTCTACTGATGCCATTTTGGTTTCAACAGGTGCTCCATCTAATTTAGGAAGTTCCATTTCTTCAACATCTTCTTCCTTCTTAATATCAGCTTCTTTATCTACTACCTCTTCTTTTACCTCTTCCATCTCCATCATCTTCTTCTCCATCTCTTCGATACGATATGCTAATTTCTGTATCACATCTTTTAATTCAATATCGGCAGGAACACCATCACCTGTTGATGGTAATGGAGCAACTTCTTCAGTTTCTTCTGCCATTTGAACATCTTCAACTGCTTTAGCTCCATCGGCTGATGGTAAATCTTCTGTTTTAACGGTTTCAGCATCTTCATCAGCTAATTCTACGTTTTCTCTTTCTTCAATCTTACCATTTTTGGTAATGACTTTAATTAGAGTTTCCTTGCCTTCAGTATCTCTTAAAGATAATTCATGCTCACCATCTGGTGCTGGGCTTTTTTCTCCATCTTCTGAAACAATATCTAATGCCTCACCTACATCGAAAGTAGGGGATTCTACGATTGTTCCATCTTTCAACTTTGCGTAAGTTAAGTTTACTTCATCCTTTGATAAAAGTGTCATTATCTTATTTAGAACTTGTTTTGCTGTCATAGTAATTGTTATTTAGTTATTTAACATACATTAAATAAAAAGTTGTAATTTATTTTTATTTTTTTAAGAATTGTTTATAATAAACCAACCTACTGTATCAGTATCACCATTACCATTTGAGGTAATTGTAAATGAACTTGCACTCTTTGCAGTTACTGCTACCATGTGTGCATTAGTAAGAGTTTGTTTAGTCAACATAATAATTGAATTTGCAGTTACTAATGAATTACTTACGGTCACTGTGCCAGGGCTTCCACCATCTAATACTGCCGTTCCTGCTTGTTGGTTAGAACCAGTTGTAAATAATACTTCATTAGTAAATTTTGTTTTGGCATTGATTTGTAAAGTTTGATTTGCGGTTGTAGTATCCATCGTACCCCACATCAAAGACCCACTTCTATCAGCGTTTATTGAGCCATATTCGGTATTGTTAATATAGAAATTATTATTACCTGTTTCATTATATCCAGCTTTTGCTCCAAATGCTATGTTACCCGAGCCACTTATATTTTGATTTAATACTTGACTACCGATACCAACATTGTTACTTCCTGTTGTTTGGGATTTAAGTGCTTCAAATCCAATACCAATGTTTGCACTACCACCTACTAATCCTGCTAATGTTGCATTACCAATAGCAACGTTAAGTGTACCTGTGGTATTTGAATCCAATGTATTTGAACCAATAGCCATATTTCTGTCACCAGATATATTTGCAGCTAATGAATTATCTCCTAATGCTACGTTATCAGTTCCGCTAGTGTTTGCAATTAATGCATTAGTACCTATTGCAACGTTACCACCACTTACTGCTGATTGTAATACGTTAACTCCTAAAGCTGTGTTATTATTATTAACTCCTCTTGTTAAAGTTAATCCATTAATAGTTCCAGTAGTAGCTAATGAGCCAGTTATTTTTAATCCTCTTGTAAATATAGGTGATGGGTTATTACCTGTATTCGTAGGTATTTTTAGCCATGTATTCCAATCACCTCCATCGTAATCTCTAAATTGACTTCCACTATTTTGTATTAATCTAATGTTTACCGTATCGTAATTACCGCCATCTATGTATTGGTCAAATATAAGTTCACCATCACCTACTAATGATAATAGGGTAGCTGCTTCACTAAAATCTGCTTTATTTGATTTTGCTATTTGTACTTTTGTAAGTTCATTAAGAAGTGAACCTGATTGTAGTATTGAACCAGTAATTGTTTGATTACCTCTAAAGTTATTACTTCCAGTCGTTGCAAAAGAACCAGTCGCAATAGTTCCACCACCGAATGAAGATGTTGCAACGGTAGTTGTTCTACCATTACTACCTCCTACTAAAACAAATCCTTGTTGTAGTGAAGCAGTTATATTACCACTAATATCTAATGAGCCAGATACATCTAATGGTTTTAGTATAGTTACGGTTCCATCGGTATAATTAGTTGCACTTTGGAAACCAATAGCTGCTGGAAAATTAGATGGTCCATCATTTACATATATTGAAGGTCCTCCACTCCAACCAGTTACATACCCACTTGATGAAGGAGATAAATTAAATCCAATTTCAGTACCAGTAGAATTCCAAAGAGCAAGATATGCAGCTCCTAAATCTGCAGTTGATAATTCTAAATTTGTACCTGTAGAATCTATTGCAGCTATTCCTGTTCTACTTAATATTGCCCTTCCAAGTGAACTACTCACTTGTAATTGTGGAGTTTGACCTGAAGTAGGAGCTGAAATCAATGCTCTTCCTTCTATTACTAAATCATTAGTAGCAGAGCCTGATATGGTTACAGACCCCGTTATAGTTTGATTACCATTAAATGTATTAGAACCCGTAGTTGCGAAGCCTGTACCTGCTACTATATTATTTATTCTAGTATTTACAGAGCCACTAAAGTCTTGGTAGATTCTACCATCTATTTCAGCGTTAAATCCATAATATCCACCACCTGCTAAATTATCTACATTTATAAATGTTGTACGGATGGGGTTTGTAAATACAGTATTACCTTGGAAAGTAATATCAGTTCCTGGTTTGAATAGGATTGCACCTGTGGTATCTACTCTAAATGCACTACCACTAAATCCAATTGGAGAACTACCACTAACAATCAATCCACCAGCTATTGTTTGATTACCAACAAATGAGTTAGAACCAGTAGTTGCAAAGTTGCCAGTGCTTCCACTTACATCAGGTATATTTACACTAAATTGTGCATTGTTTCCTTTTGTAAAAGTTAAATTACGCGTACCATTATCAAATGATGCAGTAATAAGGGAGGATGCAGTTATTGCTGAAGTTACATACGATGATGTAGCTGCATTCAAATTAGTTATAGATGTTTTGAAACTTGCACTATCAGTTGTATATACATCTTGATTTACGGTATTTTCAATTGATGCAGTATTATAACCTCTCAATACCGTAGGTGTAATTAGACCTGTTGTATTATCTGGAAATGAGGTTATGTTTAATGCTTCTAATTGTGCTTTAGTTAAGCCCATATTCTTATATTTTTATTTTAAGTTATTTCAAATCCACTACTAAACCCACTACTAAATGCAGGTGTAGCTAAAACTATTCCGCTTCCTTGGATTACTCCTATACCTTGGTTGATTAAAGCACCTTCACAGCAACGGACATCGTATGTATCTTCATTCAGACACAAACAAGCTCTTCTACTATTCTTTGGAGATGATAGACCGCGTGTAGGTCCTAAATAGTATCCACTATTATTCTCTCTATTAACAGAATATCTTAATGCTCCGTTTCTACTATTACTCCAAGGCATAATAATTGTTTTACTTATTTAACAACTGATATAATAAAAATGGTAGAACTATTTACCTACTAATAGACTTCATCGCTTCTCTGTGCATCAATCCTTCTAATGTACTTTTATCTGCTTTGAATGAGAGAAACAATAAACACTTTTCTAATGGCTCTTTAACTACATTATCAATCTCTTTAAGTTGCCCATCGGCAAGCTCAACGATTGTTGAATAACTTCTCCACTTCTTTCCAAAATTTGCTTGATGTTGTGAGGTGCTTCCACCTCCTTCAAAGAGTTCAGGATATCTTTGAGTAAGTCCATTTGCAAATGAACAAAAAAAAACAGAGCACCCCAATGGAATTCCATATCTACTTTCATCCATTTCTCCTCATCTATCTCACCACTATATGGTACGATTTGATATTTGCCAAATTGTTTCTTCTCTACCGGTCTATATAGAATATCCATTATCTTTGCCCAATTCTTATCAATAGTAAG